ACGCTGACGAGCACAGTGAATGGACAAGGCGCCAACATCACGACGCTGCAAACTACCACGTCTACGCTTTCTTCCTCGGTCTCGACGCTCCAGACGACGGTAGGTTCGCACGGCACGTCGATCACGACCGCTCAGAGCAGTGCAAACTCGGCGCAGACTTCAGCGAATACGGCGCAGACGGCAGCGAACACCGCACAAACTGCGGCGAATGCGGCGCAGACCACCGCCAACGATAAGATAAAAACTTTTATACAGGGCACGACTCCCACCGCAGTGGCGGTCGGCGATTTGTGGATCGATACGGCGAATAACAGCAGGATCAAACGCTGGAGCGGATCGGCTTGGGTCGATGCGTCCGATGTGCGGATCACGACGATGTCCTCGGCGATAGATACCATCGCGACCGCGAATACGACACGCGATAGCACCGTAGCCTCCCTGACCACGACGGTCTCGGCTCAGTCTACGTCGATATCAAATGCTCAGAGCAGCGCAAACGCCGCGCAGGGTTCTGCTAACACTGCTCAGGGCACCGCTAACTCCGCACAAACTGCGGCGAATGCGGCGCAAACCACCGCAAACGTAGCTACGGCATCGGTCACATCGGAAGCCACCGCCCGCGCCAACGCTGACGGCACCCTTTCGGCGCGTGCGTCGCTATCCCTCGACATAAACGGCAACATAGCCGGGTACAAAATCGGTTCTAGCGTGGATTTGACAGGCGCGGTCACGTCAGAATTTTCAATCACCGCCGACACGTTTAAGATTTTCAACGGTTCGTCGAAGGTGTCGCCGTTTTACGTCACGGGCAATGTCGTCCACATGACCAACGTCGTCGCGGACACGATTGCAGCAAACATTTCGATCACGACTCCAACGATCTACGGCGGCTGGCTAAAATTTAACGGTGAGTCGAAGATCACGTCAAACGTGTCGAACGGTATTGTCCGCATCAACGGCGGCGCAAATGACGGTCGCGGCAGCGGAGGTCAGATCGATGTTTTTGGAAACGATTACTCGACCGTCGGTGGTTACAGCGGAGCAGTGATGCTGACGCCGGGTGACTCAGGTAACGGAGCCATATACATTCGTGACCGATGGGGCAGCGATAAAATCTGGGTCGATACCGGAGGCACCGCTCAAATACGGCAGGGGTATTTTGTTGGCAGTGGTAGCGGCAGCTTTGACGGGTCTTTCAGCGGTTCTCACAGCGGAAGCTACTCCGGCACCCTGTACGGCGTCGGATTCTCTGGCACCGGCTTCAACGTGCACCCCGGTTCCGACAACTACCTAGTCTCGGGTGAAGACGGCGGCACTGACGGAGCTACAACTGGCTCCTACTTGGCGATGCGCGTGAACGGTCGAACCGTCTGGGTGCCGTTCTTCACCGCTCTTCCATAATTTATGTCCCTAACCAAAGAAATCGTCCGTCAAAAAGCAGAGGGGTTCCGCACGGGATCGCTCAAAATCCAAAACGAAATCTCGGCTCTAAAAGAGCGCCTAGCGTCTCGCGAGCGCGACCTGTACGCCACCATCGGCGCCGCGCAGGAGTTCGAGAACCTCCACGTCGAGATAGAAAAATCAGAATCTGTCCCCAGTGCGTAAGTACGGGATGGATTTCCCGGACAACTGGTCTGCCGCGATGGTGGAGCTGTCCTGCTACGCCCACGCGATCAAGCCCGAGGACGGAGGTCTAGGCCAACAAGCCCACCTCCGTAATGCGATGATGGCCCTCTGGCCCACCGTGTACGGTGGCGAGATCGAGCCCGGCGTACCCCGCTGGCGCGATGACCTTGAAATGCTCACATGGGCTTGGTGCAATTATCGTGTCATTTCCGTCATCGGTCACGCCTCCGCCGCCAAGACCCACACCTTCGGTCACATCGCCGCCGCGTCGTATATCGCCGACGCCGCCAACTCAATCATCACGCTAACCTCGACGCACCTTCCCGGTCTGCGTAAACGTCTTTGGTCAGACACCGTGTCGGCTATTCGCACGGCTCAGATCACTGACACCCTCGTCGGCGGAGTCGCATTCGACGTCCGCAATCACGACATGACGATCCGCCCGGCGGGCACGAAGGAGGACAAATACGTCGTCGAAGGAATCGCCACCGACCGTGGTCAGGACGCAGTCGAAAAAATTCAGGGCACGCACTCCCGGCATCGCCGGTACGTCATCATCGACGAAGCTCAGGGAACGCCGTCGGCCATTTTTGATGCGGCAGCAAATCTAATGACCGACCCGGACTTCCGCATGGCGCAGCTCGCCAACCCGACGCGGCGTTACTCGGAGTTTGGAACGTGGTGCGAACCCGAGACCGGCTGGGGCCACATCGATCCTGACCTCGATCAATTCTGGGAGACCAAGCGTGGCGGCGTGTGTGTGCGCCTCGACGGTCTGAAATCGGCCAACATCAAGGCCGGCAAGACCATATTTCCTTTCCTGATACGCCAAGACTACCTCGATTCCGTTTCCAAAGCGTTCGGCGAGGGCTCCCCGCGATGGTGGACGTATGTGCGCGGGTGGTTCGCGCCCGAGGGACTCTTTGGCGTCATCTATCCATCGTCGGTGCTGAACCGCGCTGACAAAAAACTGGTGTACCAATTTGCGCCCAAGCGGATCGCTTCACTCGATCCAGCGTTTGAGGGTGGCGACCAATGTGTGCTCGCCATTGGTGAGTACGGCGATGCTAACGGCTCCCAGTACGCGATGAATCTGGTCAGCACCATCTCGATCAAGGTCTCGGTCACGGAGAAATCTGATCCGCTCGATTACCTGATCGCAGCCGAGGTAAGGCGGCTTTGCATCGCCCACGAAGTTTTGCCCGAGAACTTCATCCTCGACGTGACGGGTGCCGGTCGTGGCGTCGCAGCGATCTTGGAGAAGGACTGGAGCCCCGAGATTAACAAGTGTAACTTCGGCGGCGGCGCTACGGATCGTCGCCTCAAGAAATCGGACACCGAAAACTGTTCCGAGCTATTCGACCGATTCGTTTCGGAGCTGTGGTGGGCCGGTCGAGCGTGGATGGAGGAAGGACTGGTTGGCGGCGTTGATTCTGAATCGAAGACGCTCCGAGACCAGCTCATTGCCCGTCAGTACGAGACGGTGAAGGACAAGAAAATCCGCATCGAGACTAAGCGGGAAATGAAGGAACGGCTCGGTTACTCACCTGACGAGGCCGATGCGTTTGTAATGCTGATTGAACTACTGCGCCGCAAGGGTGGCGTGGCGGGTGTGGCGCTTGGAGCCGTTGCCGGAAGCCGGGACAACCGTCTCCAGAAACGAGCGGTCAAGTACTCCAACCTGCTTAACCCCGAAAAGGAGTTTGCCAACGTGGATGCGGCCTAAATCTGCAGATAAACCAATAAAATGCACATAAAGCATATTTAAACGGGTATTATACCCAAAAAACTCACTTTTACGCATATTATGGCTCTTATTAAATCATTTCGAGACGTGCCGCCCGGCGGCTGGAGGTACATCCAGCCCGAGACCGAGACCAGCTTCACCTCGGACAACTACGAGGACTTGATCAGGCAGATCATTCCCCATCGTGAGTACAAAAAACTGCCGCACGAATCTGTGCACCTCGATGTCCAGCGCCAGCTTTGCTCCGGGCTCTCGACCGACTGGTGTCATGCCGAAACCAATGAGGTCTACCGACCTGTGCGAGACCTGACCGCTCGTTTGACCACCTCGATGGCCGTCTCCGTCGGCAAAGCCGTGGTCGCCGCGCTGGCCGAGGTCGCGACTGGGAAGAGTGCGCTGGTGCCGGTCGAGGAAGCCCAACGCCGTGCGGCAATCTGCCGGGGGTGTCCTTTTAACAAGGCCAGCTCCCTGTGCTCCTGTAGCGCCGTTTATAAAGCAATCGAGGCAACGATACCCAAAGACCGCCGCCAGCTCGGAATCTCGGTCTGTATGGCGTGCGGTTGCTCGCTACAGGCGAAGGTGAACCTGCAATTGGACGTGGCTCTAGCCAGCAATCCGCCGGACACCGTATTCCCGTCCCACTGTTGGCAATTACCCGCCGACCCCTTGCGGGGTACTTCGGGCTCGGATACAACCAAGTGATCACTGATGGAAGCCAACGCTAACTCACCTCTCCCGACGATCAACGAACGCCGCATCCGCGACGCATCGACCGCCCGGTCACTCTGGTTGAAACTTCGCACGGCTTCCGTCCAGCGCCGAGACAAGTGGGTGCAGGTGCAAAACCAGCTCGACGGCGCCCCACCCTTTTCGACCAAGCAGCTCACCGAGCTCGGGCAGAACTGGCGCTGCAACGTAAATTTCCGCGACGCCGCATCGACGCTAGATCAGGTGCTGATTAGCTACTGGCGTCTTCTCCACGACACGACGAATTTAGCCGCCGTTTCCTACGTCACCCCGGAAGATCCAAATTCGGAAAAGTGGGAGCATATTTTCCAGCAATCGTTCAACCGTTTTATCGACGATTGGGGGCCAGATTACGTCCGCAACTACCTCCTCTTCTCGCAAAACCACGTCAGCTTCGGTGTAGGCGTAGCATTCTGGAATGATAAATTTACGGCCCGGTGGGAAGCAGTCCGCATCGGAGACGTCGAGGTTCCGACCCGCTCGAAATCGAGCGTCGAGAAACTCTCGCTCATCGGCATCCGACAGGAAATCGAGATCGATTACCTGTGGGAACTCGTCCGCGATGAAGCGTCCAAGGTAACGGCCCGCAAGCGTGGATGGAACACTGACGCCATCGAGGTCGCACTCGCCCGCGAGTTTGTAAAGCAGGACGGCAACGTCTCCTCCCCGATCACCGGCCAAGACGTTTTGGAGTTACAACGGCTCATGCGGAACAACGCACTCGGCGTTACGACCGGCCACGATCCATTAAAGCTAGTTCACCTTCTCGTAAAAGATTACGACGGTAAAATCTCGCGCATGATTTTCGCCGAGATGCAGGAGCATCAAAACG